AGTTGTTAATTGGAATTATTTTTGGTTGACCATTTATTCCACTTGTATTTTTTAAGATATCAACTGAGGTTTTTCCTATTGTATATCTCAAATCAACATCTCTTACAACTTCATTTGAAGCTTGATCTATTAAAATAAGACTTGGTGATATTGAATAACCATTTCCAGCGGAAGATACGCCAACAAAACTCAAAATGTTCAATGGTAATACCTTAAACACTTCTGGAAGATTGCAAGAAGGTCTTAAGGTTTTATCTGTTGGGTAATCGTATCCAATTAAATCTGGAGATATTGAAAGAATAGTTCCTATTCCAGAACTAAATGGCTCAAGAGATGCACCAGATCCATTTAATGTAGTTATTGTAGATATTCCTGGAATTTGAGTGTATCCATATCCCCCATAGTTAATCTTAACACTGGAAATTCCACCAGATGCCTGCAATGATGTTGTGGAGTATACTAGACTACCCTGACTTGAAGTATAAGAGGTTGCTTCTGGAACTTCTGTTAAGTAATATTCAAATGTCGTGCTTCCAATTCCAGAAACCGTATGAGATCCAGAGTATCCACTTTCAATGATATTCAGCAAATTGTTATCAACAACATTTTCGTCTAGGACAATTTCTACTTTTTCAGAAGAACTAAAGTTTTTATTAACTGGATTTAAATTGTAGAATAGTCTTGATGGAACCCTATCATCAATATTCAATGTATAAGTTGCATTTGAAGATATGCCAACTTGCCCAGAACTTGATACATTAAAAGAATTATCTGCAAGAGTTCCTAAAAATTCTTGAGTGAATTGCTCATCATTGTATAACTTAAACTCAAATGAAGAGTATAAAGTTGATGCTGATAGAGAAGATAGTGATGAATCAGATAGATCAAAAACTACCCTACTATTTCTATAGACATTTATTTTTGGATTGATTGGTGATATAGTTCCAGAAGATGTTGAAGTTATGTCAACAATATCTTGCTCAAACAATTCAGTTCCATATTTGGAATTTGATAGTTTAATAGAATCTTTCGTATGGTTTATTACATAATAAATCTTCTGATCCTCTAATCCACCAGCTGGTGATGTTGCGGTATGGATAATAGCATCACCTGTTCTCAAATTGTGGTTTGAAATGTAAATCGTATCCTCAGTTGTATTAATATCAGATGCTGTAAAATCTCTTGGATTTATTACAATTCTTCTATTGTAATCGTTGTATTTAACTACAACATTTGTAGTAGTTGAAGGTCTTACCGTTAATTTTACCGTATCTGATTTTGCTAAATTATGAGTTGATGCTGTAGAAACAGTAACTACATTCTTTGTGATCTGACACTTAACGGAATTTTGTTTGTTTGTATTCAGGCTGTGGTATACTCCACTTCCAAATCCAACAAAATAAAGCAATTCCTGACCAGAATTTGTACTACCAACGCCAACAAAAGTCCCTGTAGTTCCAACCCCAATCCTTACTGTAGAAATTCCCAATAAGTCTTCTGAAATCTTTGCTGCATAAACAACAGAAGAATCTTGAATGCTAAAACTTGTAGATCCATTGGAAACGGAGATGGATTCTCCGCCATTATTAGAGTAAATAACAGATTCTCCTGTCAATAAACCATGCTGTGGTAAGTAAATTGATCTAGTTGGTATAAAAATTTGACTTATACCTGCACCAACATTTGAGAAAACTATTGTAGAACCAATTCCAACACCACTTAATGTGCCAAGACCAACTGATTCTGATGGATTAAAATATATTTGCTTATTTCTCTCAAACAGTACTCTAGATTCTGGTGAGGAGGTAAAAATAAACTTTCTTGGAACTTCAATTAGTGGAGTAGTTGCGGTATGTGCTGCTCCTAAAGTTCCCTCAACTGCTCTTAAAACTCTAACCCTTGAAGAATTGAAGTCAATGTTCAGTATCTTTACTTTTTCAGAATCAATCTGTAAAACATCATTTTCTCTTATCTTTGATTGATTTAAGTTACCGGATAATGATAAGAAAGTTACTATTCCAGTTACTGAAGTGTTACCAATTGCAGATGATAGTGAATATCTTTCACTTGTAACACCAATATTATAAGATCCGGTAATTCTGGAGGAAAATGTATTGATACCAGTGATTGTTATTAAATCGCTGTTTGATAATTGATGTGGAGATTCTGCAATTGCAATATATCCACCATCAGCATTAATTGGTGAAACTTCAACATTGTATATAATTGTTGAAGCTGCACTTACAGAAACAACATTTTTTCCATTAACTTCACTTACTAATGCAGATGCTGCGTTTCCACCTGTGCCAGAATTGTCAAATACAACTTTATCTCCAACTTTATAACCACTTCCAGACGATATAATTTCAATGTTCTCAACTTGTCCGTCAGATGCTGCTTTTATTGTTGCAGTGTAATTATTGTCCTTTAAAGGTGAATTGAAATATTCATATGTTGTATTATCACTTTGTAAATTATAATAGTTTGTGTTTCTTAACCAAGGACCTGGATAATTCTTTTCAGTTTCTGAATTTTGAGGAGATACTAAATTAAAATCATCTTGATTTGAAAGTTTGTCAAAGTTAAATTGTATTGGTTTAGACTTAAATGTATTTCCTATTACGTATGGGAAAACTGGTTTTCTATATCCAACAAATGGCGCTACAGATTCTACTGTTGATGGTTCAATTGTTGTAAAATATGCATAAGTTCCATTTGGATATTCTGGAGTTACGCAATATCTTCCATTGTGCTCATCCAAGTCTCCGGAGTTATTGTATTCATAGTCTTCAACAAAGAAACCAAGTGGGAATGCTGGCCTGTTTGGTCTATTGACTAATTCATATCCAGATTGCATTAATCTTACAGTTCCGCCAGTTCTTGAAGTGAAACCATACGGTCCATAAATTGGATTTCCATCATATGCCCACCCAATAATTGGCGAGTGGAACCTAGATATTGACTCTTGACCATTTACAATTTGAAGATCAAAAACTCCATATCTAACCTGATTATCTTGTGTTTTTTGATAAACAGATTCTCTCAGTTTTCTTGGGGTGTATACGTGAGAATATTGAACTTCATATCTATCATTTAATCCTTTCTTTAATATTCCATCATCATCAGAAATAATATTCAAACTCTTTTGGAATAGGTCAACATTCCACTGCTTGATATTGAATTTTATGTTCGCCCCATCTCCTGAGGGGACAACAGATAATGATGTTGTTTGATCATATCCAGAACCGCCATTTACAACTTTTACTTCAGTTATTCTACCATTTACTATTACTGGAGTTAGTGTTGCATATCTACCATTTCCGCGAACAACTATGTCTGGTGGAGAATTATACTGCTCTCCACTATAATTGACAACTATTTCAGTTATTGATCCATTATTGATAATTGGTATTAACTCTGCATCCTTTCCACTTAAAAATTCATAATTTGGTTGCCTATCATAGTTTAAAATATCAGAAGATCCATAGTTAGTACCACCAGTTTTTAGATTTATAGAGTCAATTTCTCCTCTAAAAATTGGTTGTAAAACTGCATTAAAGTTTTGATTTGTTAGAGTAGATACTCCAATTCTTCCTGAAATTGATACACTTATTGGTTCATAGTTAAAAGTATGCAAACCACTTCCAGTTGATTTGATATTTACATATTGTCTTGTTTCATAATAAAAGTATTTGTTAGTAGAAGCAATACCAACCTGCGATAATTTAAAATTATTATTATCTACCTTTGTTACAACATACTTTAGACTAGTAGATAATCCAGAAATTACATTACCCGTCGTAGAATATACAATAACCTCTCCAGAATTATAACCATGATTCTCAATATTAATCTGACCTAACGCGGTGTTTATACCAACCTGATTACAAGATCTCTCTTTATTTTCATAATTTTGACCAGAATTTACAACTGAAATGCTTGTAACAACTCTTTTCTTTTCTACGGATTCTATTCTATGAACTCCTGTTCCATATCCATTTAAGGAAACCGTGTTAATACCAAGCGAAGCATCATTTTCATTTGAGAAAAGTTTAATTGTTTGCCCATCAACAACTTTTACATAATAAAATGCATCTGTAGTCAATCCCGTTATTCCAGTTTCACCCTGAGTTTTATATACAACTCTTTCAACTGATCTAAATTTGTGATATGTTGAGAAACCAATGGTGTTATTTGTGATATCAACATATGCAGATGATTCTGTGGCAAAGAATGGTACGGAATGAGTAATTAGAGAAGTGCTAGCTCTTGCCTCTGCACCAATACCATTTCCTCCAGTAATATCAACTACTGGATCTGACACATAATCAAAACCAGTGTCTATGACTTCAATTCTCTTCAGATTTCCTTTAATACAAGCAGTTCCAGTTGCCCCAATTCCAATAGAATCATATATTCTTAAAATTGGTGGATTAATTACATCATACCCATCTCCACTTTTCGTTACATCAACACTTTCAATTTCACCATATCTAACAAAGTCAGAAGATTTGTAATTTGTTAGTTCTACTCCATTAACGAAAATTCCAATACTAGAATCTGTTGGAGTTACATACGTTCCACTTTCATTGTCGGGATTTGTTAATAATCTTAGCAAATTCTGTGGTTTTATTGAACCATCTTTAAACAATAGAGGTTGAATATAATTTGCTGTTACAATTCCAGAAATATTTAAAAAGTTATCATTTGAAATATCAGCCCTACTTCTTGCTAATTTTAATTGATTTGGATTTATTCTCTTAACAAAATATGTTCCTTCATTAAAGTTTTCAAATTTACTCTCAATTTTTAAATCAGTTACACCATCTCCGTTTATGTCTACGGGTAGTAGTCCTGGTTTGTAATAAACGGAGTCACCAGTTTGGAATCCATGATCAGAAACTCCAGAAACTGATAAAGTGTCTCCACTAAAAGAACCATTCAAAGGAATTACTCTATCGTAAAAAGATAGAGGTTGATTCTTATAGAACGGTATTGATGGTGAAGCAACTAAAACATCATTTGAGAAGTTTGAGTATATATTTTGGATATCTGAGTTGTAATTATTGATATATGAATGCCTTGTATTTGTAGAACTTACAGAAGACTTTTTAATCTTTCTTTCAATTCTATAGATATTGGACTGTGGAACCGCACCAGGTCCTCTAATTGTAAAAGTTTTTCTATCAATTATAGATACAACTCTACACTCAATAGTGGATGCAATTGTATCGGAGAGAATAGCACTATCACCAACTGTAAAGATATTATCATCATAAGTTTTAACTCTGTAAGTAAAATTAGAGTTATCAATTAAGGAAAGATCGGATAGTGTGTATTTGATTGGAGTGTTTAAAATCCAATTGTTTGCTTTTGATGTTGTGTTTGCAATTCCGGGAAATGTTATTCTTGCTCTGTCATCTTTAGAAAGATAAAATCCATCATCTAAATTCTCTACATTTTTTAATACAGAACCAATCCTAACTCTAACAACATCTGATGTTGAAATCCCTGGATATCCATAAGCATTAACATTAAGTCTTACGGTTGATCCAATACTAACAGAAGATGAGGTTGAATCAACTCCAAAAAACTGAGTTAAAGACTTTGATGTATATGAAAGAGTTTGTGTTGATCCATTTGATAACGAAACTACCAAATTACCAGATGTTGGGAATCCAACGGTAGAATCAACGTCAAGAACGGTAGAACCAGAAGATACTACAGAGGTTGATTTTGTATAAGGATGTGAAGAAAATGGTGCAGATATTGACTCAGATGGACTATTTTCTTGGTCGTACTCATAATCTAACTTAATTCTATAATAATTTTTATTTGTAGTTTTTATAATTTCTACATCTGCAACTGGTGCTTCCGAACGTCTAATTCCATACTTGGAAACCGAATCTTGAAAAAGAATTCTATTCTTTAGATCTAAAGGATCGCCTTCAAGTGCCTCTACTACGAGGTCTTTGGTTTTTCTAAAAATTGCATCCGAAGGTTTAATTAAAAAGTCTTTTGGATTTATTATGTTTATATCTTCTCCATACAAAGCACCAAAAAGAATCTTAACGGACTCTTCCGTGCCTTTTGAATCATAAAAATCCGAGATTCTAGATATGAGAGTCTTTTGATTGACTTGAGGGGAAATATCTCTATCTTCAAATCCAGGTAAGAACTGATCTTTTAGTTTTCTTAAAAATTCATTTAAAAACAGAACACTTAGGTTTTCAATTGTTGATTCATCTGCGTGTCTTGCAGAATTTGTCTCTGCAAATACTAGTTGTTCTGGGTTATTACCTCTACCATATTTCGTAATTCCACTAAAACCACGTACACATTCAGTAAATGATGTTTGAGTTTTTGATTTATATAAAATAATTTCATCATCAATTTTCAGAAGACCATATCTATCAGGAAATCCATAAGTTCCCAACAAATCTTGTGATGGATCATAGACGACTGAAATAGTTGTATCAAAAGATTGAATGTCCCCATCCAACACACATGTTTTTGTGTGATTGGTCAATGATTCTAGATCAAAATATTGATCTATGTTTTGTAGTAAGTCAAGTGGAGACCCAGAGTACTCCTGTGAAGAATAATACTCTTGTACGAATTCTGCTAGTAGAGGATATCCATCTCTAACAAAACCTGGGAGTTGTGAAGAAACAACTTCTTTAATTTTTACTCTGGTTCTCTCTGTTGATATCATTTTACGACATTAATAGAATTGATAAGGATTAGTCGGTAAACTTTTAGTTTGATGCTGTTGAAGTTAGAGGAACTCCACGTACTAGACTGGAGTTTGAATAACTTGAAGAAACTATATAATTGCTTCCTGATACATCAGCACCAGAAGAAATCGTGTCAGGTAAAGCACTAACAGTGCTGCTATTAATATCTATCTGCAAATAAAGATCCTGTAATCCAATAACATCATTTGAGTGTGGTGCTATTGATATTTGTACAATAGGGATATCATCATTAATTGAAGAACTTGTAATGTTGATTGGATTTAATCTAATTTCACCGCGCATATAGTCAACTTGACCAATTGAATCTCTTACGATTTGGGGATCTGATGCAGAGTTGAGTCTGAAAAGGAACAATCTACCATATCTTCTATTTGTCATGATTGGCATATCACCAAGATACACTGGATATGGGTATCCACTAACATAAAATGCACTAGATCTAATGTTATACCCAGATTCATTACTAATGTGGAACTCATTACCATAGCATAGTTCATATTCTGCCAAAGAATTTGCAGCAACTCTCATATCTCTTCTCATTACAACTCTAGTAATGTTGGAAGTTACTGATTGGTGGCTATCATCAACGAGTTTTAAGAACTTACTATACTTAAATCTTGCTCCAAAAGTGTTTAGTTCAGGAGACCTTGCATACTCCTCTATATTTTGGGATATTATTGATGTTACAAATGATTGACTAGGTGCTAGATTGGTATTGTAATATGCAACAACGTCAGTTTCTAAGTACAGGTATTTGAGATCAACAATTTCTGGTTGAATCCCCGCAACTGCATACTGACGTAATCTAGTTCTTATTTCATTCTTTGCACTATTTGATAAAAATGGTCCATTTGTTGGTTTAATTGCCAAATATACTCTTCCATACTGCGGTGGGTTTAATTCTTCTCCACCATATGCAGCAATAGCATCTATGTATGGGTAAACTCTTGGAGTTATGATTTCATAGTCTCTTGCAGTAACTGCTCTGTATCTGGCAGAGTAGAACCTTGGAGCATACTTTTTAATAGAATCAATACTTTCTATCTCTTTTCCGTTTGCTGCGACTTCATTTGTGAAGATTTGGGATATTCCTGTTGTTGCAGTTATTTCCGATCCACCAGAATTGTATGTTAATCTTCCAGCAAAGACAAAGTTATCAATTCTGTTTGCTAGAGATCCATTACTGACTATGTAAGATACTTCAATATAACTATTATCTTCTGGTCTTCTACCAAAAACATCATCTCCAAAAATTATCTCATATCTTTCATCTTCAATTTCATAAACATAAAATACAGCATCAGTTGCATTAACACCAAATAGAGAATCTGTTTGTACATACTCTCTACTTACTGTAGATCCTTCAGATGGTCTTACAACGACTCTAATTGTGTCAGTATCTACTCCTGGATTGGGTATAATAAACCTTTGCCTTGGAGTAAGAGGGTTTACTGTGAAGTTTGTTGTTAGATATGTACCTTCAAAAACATCAATATTTTCAAAAAGAGCAGAATCTGCAACAACTGGTCTTGTTACGTCCGAAAGTATTGAAAATGTCCTATTCTGATTTTCAAATCCAAGTGCAGACGTACAAACTAGACCTTTGTGTAGAGTAATTGAAGTTGGTCTATTCTGATAAGTGCTGCTGTCAATGAAAAAAGATATACTTGCTCTTGCACATTTCTTAGATCTGGGTACATAACCAATATTTCTAGCAAGAGAGACAACGTTTTCTCTTAATGTAGCACTATCAATAAAGGTTTCATTAGTCACCATATTTGCATTATAGGATGCAATATATGTGTTGTATGCAAGAATATCAATAATCACAGAGAGATTAGAACCCTCAAAATCATAGTCCGTGAAATTTGAGTTAGTTCTTAAATAATCTCTAATTGATGTTCTTATCTGGTCAAAATCCAGATTTGTAAAATTGATGAGTGACATTATCGTGTCTGTTGTAATGCAAATTCTAGTCTTTGACCTTGTGCCTCAATACCTACTATATCATACAAAATTGTTACATAATATCCGGTGTAATCTTCATTGGGATCCACAACAACTCTTCTCAATTCAACTCTTGGTTCGTAAGTTCTGATTACATCTTCAATACTTGATTGAATTGCGGCAGAACTAATCAAATCAACGTTATCAAAAAGGGTTCTTGACACATCAGAACCCAAATTTTGATTAAAAGGTCTCTCACCTCGTTGAGTCAGTACTAAATTTTGAACTGAACGAGCAATAGCTGATTCATTTCTCAGGTCAAGCAAATCCAAATTCAGTGGATTTGTGTTAAAAGTTAGACTAATATCCCTAAATGATTGACTGACCCTCTGTAATGGCATCTATGAACACAATATTTCCTTTATTTATTAGGTTCATAGAGGGGTTCAGTACCATACTCCCAATCATCATAGTCTTCATCATTACGAATTTTTGAGTGTAATTCGTTTTGATGCTTAAAATCATGTTTTTTCCTTGCTAGATCATGATTTGCTATTTCTTGAAGTACTTTTGAGTTGGCAATCTTTGACTCCCAACCATATTCTGACGATAGAAATTGAGTCCCCCACTCATTTTTCATAAAATTTTCATCCTTATCGACTTTTTTGGTCATTTGTTTGCTCCTGATTTATTAAATCAGAACTTTTTACGGGGTTGCTATCCCGAATTTTCGTAATTTCGTACATAAAATCATCAGATGTCTCAATTTTACGACGATTTTCGACTGAATATTCGGTTAAATCAATTTCATACCCTGGATTTTTGGTAATTCTATTCTTTGTCCATGCATCATCGTACCACAATATCTTATTATTGGGGTATGCATAGAAATTTCCATCATCCATCTTGAAAAAATGAGCACATTTATGCTCTGGAGTCTCACTAAAGTTAGTATTCAGAGTAGATTTTGACTCCCATGACCAATCAAGAGTGAACATGTACGTTCCTTCATTCTTTTTCCCTTTATAATTGATCAGTTCTGCACGTAAGTTAGCCAGTCTTGAACGTACTTGAACATCAATGTATGGAGAAAAGCAATCCCACCACATACATTCTTCTAACTCTGGTACAGGTGCATCAGGTTTCCAACAGAATGCATGAATCGGTCTACGAGTCCAATTCACCCCGTTCTCTAAAAACGCCTCAAAGAGGGGTACGTGCTTCTCTAAGGACGCTACAGAGTGTACATCGCATAAAGTAACCTCCCCATGACCTTTTTTATGATTGTAGAGAAATTCGTTACGAATATAACAAGTAAATGTTGGAAGGTTATGATTTAGATATGCCATATAAAGATACTAAAAAAGGCAGAGATGTCCCTGCCTTATCTATACTATTAACCTTTACCTTGACCGCGATAACGTTTCTTACGTCCATTACGAGAGGTTGCACTTAGAAGAGTTCTTGCCGAGCGTCCTTGACGAGTTTTCTTAGGTGCTCCAGGTTCAAACACAGTCTTATTAGATCCACCTTTAGCCATAAATTTCCTCCAGTTCAATTAAATTAGGGTCAACATCTTCTCCCGAGAAAAAACGTTGGGAGAAGTCTTCAAGAACCTCAGTACATTCTTCTATACCGAGGTTCGTATAAATTTTACGTCCTTTATAAAGTACGTTATATCTCATCAGATAATGCGTGTCTTTTCGTGTCCAACTCTAATCCGAGGATCGCACCAGATCTCAAAACCTTCTTCCTTGGCATCAAGACAGAATGAAACATCCTCACCACACATATCCTGCACATTGCCAGATTCAAAAACTTGCATCTTAGGAGCAAACCAAGGATACTCAAGATTTTCAAATACACCTTTCTTAATCAGTACCCAACCAAATCCAGTGTAATCAACTGTGAAAGGCTTTCTACGCTTTGAAATAGACTCAACGGTTTCATGATTCATGACTCCACCATTCTTGCGGAAATCATCTTCTTCTAACCAGTGAGCGACAGAAGTTGTGTGTCCATCTTCTGTTGCATACCAACCAGCAACGATCTCACGCTCTGTACCATCTTCACTCAGTGCAAGATCACAGAGTTGCCAGAACTTGTTAGAGTCAAAGACAATATCCGAGTCAATCCAAAGTTGATAATCATATTGCAGTTTGCCATCCCAAGGTACTTGCTTAGGTCCACGTAGAACATTTGCACCTAGACACTTACAACGTGCAAAGTTCACCATAGAAGAGTAATCCTGACTGATCTGAATACTCATTCCATTTTGTACTAGATCAAAGCACAATTGTACAAATGCTTTGAGAAAAATGAAAGAACATCCACGACCAGGAAGACAGAATACAATACTCTTCCCTCTCATTCGTTCTTTAATCGCATCAAAATCCCATTCTTCTTTTGGTTTTGGTGATGCTGCTTTTACAGTAAATCCTTTTGCCATGAGTTTGAAATCACTACAGTTCAATTTTAACAGTGTATATAGGAATTGTCAATGTGACGAGTTCAGTGAAACTTCTTTGTTTATGAACAATTCCTCATATGACAAATCCTCAACAGCATAATCAGTTTTCATTAAACCAACCATGTTATTGAGAGTATTCCATGTAACCACAAATTCATCCTCTTTTAAAGAATGAAATAAACATCTATCTTTTGCATAGATGTGATAAATCTTTTCCATATAAAAAAATTTCCGGAATTTTTTGTGCCACGCTTTATATATTCACTACTTTAATACCATGAAAATCTTTTCCTTCTCTTCTTGCACCCATTAAATTCATGTAAAAATTATTTGGTTTTTTTATTCGGCACCTCTTTGAGATCTTATCCCAGTTACTCTCTACCCAAGAACTTACGTAAATTACATCATACTCTTTTGATTCAATATAATCAATAATTTTAAATCTTGGTTTTGGTTGTACAATTACTTTCTCAGGTTTATAAAATACTTTCCAATTATCTGGTACATGATCGATAACTGGAATATACTCTTCTATAAGTGGTTTTTCCCGTATTACGACATCATTTAATGTGTCGCTCAG